AGAAATGGTTGAAGGATCACAAAAATGGTTAGAAGCCAAAAGTACTATAGATGAATTTAAAAATCAGTTTGAATTAAAATATGGCATCCGTCTAAGAATTAATCTAGAAAATTCAAAACATTGTAAAATACCTGATCTAAGTATAACTGATTTGATGGATCAGGTAAATGAGGTTCTGTTTGAATACTTTCCCGGTAAAATTGTAAAATGCAGATTGGGAAGAAATGTAGCCATCAATAACGGTATATTATCTAAAGTTAGGGTATATGAGTTCATGGTATTTAAACATATCTTTTGCTACATGGCCAGAGACTTAGGTTATAGTTATTCAGCTATAGGTAGAGCTTTAGATTGTGATCATGCTACTGTAATAAATGCATGTAAAAGTATTAAAAGATCATTTACCACTAATTATTGTGATTCTAAAATCAAATATGAGGATATTAAAACTAGAATAATTAGTAAACACCTTATATAAAATGTTTAATGGAACTTTCATAAAGAAAAAAAATAAATTGACTTATCTGAATCCAAAAGATAAGCTTGCATATGAAATATTCTTAGAAAAACTTCAAGAAGGTCAAATAGTTGAAATGTATATTGATCTTGCAGATGTTGATCATAGTAAAGCACAACTTGCAAAAGTTCATGCTTGTATCAGAGAACTGGCAAAAGAGTCCGGTTATACTTTTGATGAAATGAAATTGGCTATAAAAGAACATGCCGGTCTAGCCGGCAAGTCATTTGGAGATTGTAGTAAAAGTGATTTAATGTTAGCTATTGAATCATGTATACAAATTGGTAGAGAAAATTACAACATTAATCTTGGGTAGGGGCTACATAACCTTCATCTCCAGGCTCTAATATTTCTCTTTCAATGTACTGGTTATTTGCAGTAGCTTGTCTTTCTGTTTCAGCTAAAAGAAGAACTATAGTATAAAATGCTTTTTGCATATCATCTAGTTCTTCATACTTTTTAGTCATAATAGTTTTAAAATACTCTTCACCTTTTTCTACAATGTTCATGTTTTGTAGAATTGTAAAAGATGCAGCTTTTGCCATCAAGTAATAACTTTTATTGACTTTGATGTCTAAAATTGCATCGTCTTTGAGTTCTTTAACTTTAATCATGACTAATAATTTTATCAAAAATAACAAAAAAATGAATTTAGAAGAAATTAAACAAAAAATGTTTGACAAACTTGAACCTAGTGGTTGGAGTAGAGTTTTTAAATCTTTTATATTTAGTTCTGAGTTTGACCAAGTATTGACTACTCTCTATAACTTAAGTATAACTGATAAGAGATTTACTCCACCACTAAAACAAGTGTTTAGAGCATTTGAAGAGTGTCCTTATAATGAACTTAAAGTAGTAATAATTGGACAGGATTAATTAGAATTTTGATTATTAAAAAATAAGTTGTACCTTAGACTATAAATATATAGTATATGGAACCTAGAATTGCGCCTTTAAAAAATTATAATTCTGAAAACAACACTAGAAAATGTAAAAAATGTAGTAACTGGTTAGATTTGTCTAACTTTAGTAGCAGAATTAGAATACCTAGTTCTTCTACAAAAGAAGAATTTAAAAAAGTTCCTACATTATATTACAGGTCTGAATGTAAAAAATGTTCTTTATTAACTATAAATACTGAAAAGTATTGTAGTCCTGAAAAAAGAAAAATTTTACACAGAAAAGACCCAAGAAAGGTAATGTTGATAAATGCAAGACAAAGAGCTATTAAAAAAGGATTAGAGTTTAACATAGATAAATCTGACATTATAATACCAGATATTTGTCCACTGTTAAATATACCATTGTTTGTAAACAATGGTAGACTTGGTCCTAATAGTCCTACAATTGATAGAATTATATGTGAAAAAGGTTATGTAAAAGGTAATGTAATGGTAATTTCTGCAAAAGCTAATACAGCTAAAGGAAATTTATCATTTGAGGAATTAAACTTATTGATTAATAATTTAAAAAGGGTCCTGTATAAAGAGGAAGAATTGCTGGAAAGCTAAGTCAGAAATGATATGCCAATCAGCAGCCGAGCCCTGGGGAAGATCAGGGAAGGTTCAGAGACTAGGGACACTACGGTGAGCCCAGAGCATCCTCCACTTATAATAAAAATAAGTGATGATATAGTCCGATCCTCATGGAAACATGAGAAAAATAGGGTAGCCTTACCCTCAAATTGGAGTTGCTGATGGTATATCTTTTAGTTGTAGCAATACAAATAAATTACAACCTAGTTTAAAGTTTATACTACAAGAAGTAGATAGAACAGTCTATGGTAATCATGTGATAAGTGAAAATTTAGATCTTAAAAGATGGTCTAATCAAGGCATCTTGATGTTAAACACTGCTCTTACTACTGAAGTAGATAAAATAGGTGGTCATTATGATATATGGAAACCTTTTACCGCATACTTATTAGATTGGTTAAATAACTATAATCCCGGACTTATATATGTCTACATGGGAAAAAAAGCTGAAGAATGGTCTGAACTTACTAATGACAATAACTATAAGTTTACTGTTAAACATCCGGCATCAGCTGCTTATAATGGATCTAAATGGGACAGCAATGATATTTTTAATAAAATATCTGAACTAGTAAAGAAAAACAATAACCAAGAAATAATATGGTAGAGATTTTTACTAAAATAATACAGCAAGGATTAACACCTAATTCTTATTATGTTTTACACTGTATTAAGGAAAAAATTGTACCTCATTCTTCAATAAATAAAGAACTTGAGTGCAAAAGACTGCAAATGAATCAATGGTTGACTCAAGACTTGCAACTGACTGATAAAAGCATTATATTTACTACTGAAATTGATGGATATTTCAAGAAATCTAAAAAGAAAACTTCTAAAGATTTATTAGGGCATAATTTTATGCAAAACATAGAGGCATATGTTAACATATTTCCTAATAAGAAACTGTCCTCTGGAAAATATGCAAGAGTTCCTGCTAAAAATCTAGAGAATGCTTTTAGATGGTTTTTTGAAACTTATAATTATGACTGGGAAACTATCTTTCTTGCTACACAAAAGTATGTACATGAATATGAGTCTAAGAACTATGACTACATGAGAACTGCTCAATATTTTTTGAGAAAACAAAATGTAGACAAAAGTTGGGATTCAGATCTTGCAACGTATTGTGAATTTCTAAAAGATAACCCAGATGAAGATAACAATGTATTTAATGAGTTAGTTGTATAATGTAAATTTTAAAATCTATGAGTAAATTATTCAATGGTGCAAGGCACTTGTTACCAGTAAGTGAAAGAGACAGTTTAGAAAAAGGTCTTATTAAGATGAAAGCCAAAAGAGAAGGTAAGTTACCGGCTCTAGTTACAGCATGGCCAAAGTTTAATGATGCATTTTGTGATGGACTAGAGTGGAGAACAATTACTGTAGTAGGTGCAAGACCCGGAACAGGTAAAACTCTTTTTATGGAACAGGTAGTTTCTGACATTATTGAAAAAAACCCTGATCAAGAGTTTAGGGTATTAAAATTTCAGATGGAAATGGTTGATGAAACTAGTGCTATTAGAAAATTTGGTCTGATTACTGGTGCTGATTACAATACATTAATGAGTAAAGATGGTAAGTTAGTAGATAAAAGATTATTTGAGAAGTGTGTAGAATACTACAAACAAAGTGCTTCTAGTGATATAATCAATGTTATCTATGATGTTTGCACGGTCAATGAAATGTGTGCTACAATTCATTATGAGTTGGAAAGATACAAGAAACTTGATGGTAAATATCCTAACATGCTTGTTACTATAGATCACTCTGCTCTATTTAAAACTGATGTTGGACAAAGAGACAAATTTGAAATGTTGGGTGCATTAGGTGAAGCCTTGACCTATATGAAGAAGAACTACCCGGTAGCATTTGTAGTCTTAAGTCAATTAAATAGAAACATTGATGATACTAAAAGACAGGTAGAAGCCACTTATGGTAATTATGTATTAGATTCTGATATATATGGTTCTGATGCTTTATTACAACATGCTGATGTAGTTATTGGTATTAACAAACCTTCTATAAGAAGAATAAAGAAATATGGTCCTGAAAAGTTCCTAATTGAAGATCCGGACACACTAGTGTTCCACTTCTTGAAGTCACGTAATGGTCTTACACGTATCAGTTTCTTTAAACTTGATAGAACTAGTATGAGAATAGTAGAAATACCAACTCCTGCTAGAGAAACTACACAGAAAATCCAAGTAAATTAATAAATATGAATAGTACAAATCTTAGAAAAGAAAAAGAAAGAGAGTTCTATATGCAGCATATGGAAACTTTCAAAGCAATTGGATTAGCTGATCCATTTTTTACACTTAAAACTGCTTTCTTTAAGAAAGGTAAGTATGGAAGACAGTCTCAGTTTTTTGAGTGGGAATTGAAAAAAGGAGAGGATATCTACATTGAGTTCTATGAAAATGTTTACAATGATAAAGGTGCTAATACTGATATCATTCCTATGAATGAGGAAAGAACATTGTTTAAACTTAAGTATAATCCTTTCTATCATGAAGAATATGATGTTACTGAAACTACAGAGTCAGATACTAAAGTAGATAGAAAATATCTTGTTCCTCTGAGTGAAATGGTTGTTGTATTGTCTAGTGGACAAGAAATTAGTTATGCTCTTTATGAAAAGAGAAAAGAAGAAGCTAAACTTGAAATTCCACAGTTACAAAAATCATTAAGTGTATTTCCTGATTTTGAAGAAGAGTTTGCCCCTAAGAAAGAAGAGCCATCTTTAGAAAATCATCTAGAATCAACTGCTGATATTATTAGAAGAATTGCAGCAGATTTTCAAAAACTAGCAGAAAGATTATGAGTATAGTACTTCCAACTAAAAAAGTAAAGGCTGAGAGACAAAATCCTAAAAGAATTGTGATCTATTCAAAGCCAAAGACAGGTAAAACAACTGCTTATGCAGGACTTGAAGATAATCTAATTATTGATTTAGAAAATGGGACTGATTTTGTTGAAGCTCTGAAAGTAAAGGTGAACAATCTTCAAGAACTTCTTGACACTGGTAAAGCCGTCAAAGCTGCAGGAAACCCTTATAAGTTTATTACTATTGATACAGTTACTGCATTAGAAGATATGATTATGCCTTTGGCAATCAAACTTTATAAAGCAACTCCAATGGGTAAAAACTTTGATGGAGACACTGTAACTACATTACCAAATGGTGCGGGATATTTATATATCCGTCAAGCATTTTTTCAGGTTTTAGATTTTATTGATACATTAGCACCCACAATTATTTTATCAGGCCATATTAAAGATAAAGTAGTTGATGACAAAGGAGAGATGGTAATGTCTGCCAATATTGATTTGACAGGTAAAATAAAGTCTCTTATCTGCGCTAATGCTGATGCTATTGGTTACATGTATAGAAAAGGTAACAAAACTATTCTTAGTTTCAAAACTAATGAAGAAGTTACCTGTGGTGCAAGACCAGAGCATTTACGTAATGAAGAAATAGTAATTACAGAGATGATTGATGGGGAATTAAAAACCTCATGGGACAAAGTATTCGTTTAATAATTAAAAATAAAAAAAGTATGGCTTTAAGTACAGAAGATTTAGGCACCGGTGGATCTGGAATGCCAAAAACAATTGCTCCAGGTAATCATGTATTGAAAATTAACAATGTAGAACTGGAAGAATTCAAGTTTATTTCAGGTGCATATCATTTAATATTGCATGTAGAAACTAAACCTATTGAAGGTTTCCAAGGTTTTGCACTTGATAAAGATAATCCAGATGCTGGTCATTTTGCAGGTCAGATTGGTAGAGTAAAAGCAAGTCAATATGCATTTGCAGATGGAGAAACAAAATCTGGTGTTAAGATTCAAAGAGATAGATCTATTTTGATCTTCTTACAAAATCTTTGTAAAACTATGGGTGTTAATGAGTGGATGCAAGCTCAGAATAACAAACATGATACTATTGAAGACTTTGTAGAAGCATTTAACAAAACTGCTCCTATTAAAGATAAGTTTCTTGACTTCTGTGTTGCAGGTAAAGAGTATGTTGGTAAAACTGGCTATACAAATTATGATATGTGGCTACCAAAAGCAGAAAATGGTAAATATGCATTTGGTGAAGATGAAGGAAAGGTGATACGTTATGCTGAATCTAAACATCTTAAAAAACTAGAAACAAAAGAAGTTTCTAATTTT